CCTTGTTCACTTCGAACACCCTCCCGGACTTCCTGTCCCCGATCACCACTCCCAGCAATTCCACTGCCCGCAAGCTGAGCGGCACATCTCTCTCCGTTCCGTTCTTCGAGTCACGCAAGTGTAGGAACCGTTGCACCAGATGCACATCTTCTACTAGAACTTCAGTCACCTCGCCCAACCGCAACACAGCTTCCAGTGTCACGGCGAGTATCCACGGCACCCTGGCCCAGGCCTTGGCCGGGTAGTCCCGGTCGTCGAATCCGAAGTGAGCGTAGAGCTTGGCCACCTCGTCCGGATCATATTTGCGCGTTCTGGCCTTGCTCTTGGGCGGACGAGCGACCTCGACGATGGGGTTGTGCTTCATCGGGATGCGCCACTCGTTGATGGCATGGCCGAATATGCCGGAGATCAAGCCCATCTCGCGGCGCACGCTCTCGCTGGAGATTTCCTTCAGGCGTGCATCCCTCCACACTCTCAAGTCCTCGACCAAGTCGTCAGCACAGCTTCGCTGCATGAATTTGGCTGTCCTGATCAAGCGGTTGATCCGAACCTCTTCCCATTTCTGACCCTTCTTGGCGATCGAGACCTCATCTCGGTATTTCTCGAACAGATCCTTGACAGTCGTTGACCGAGCCTTGTCAATAGGCCTGAACTCATTCCGATGCATGCGTGCTTCAACGTCAATACCCCATGCCTCGGCCTGGGCAAATGTGTCGAAGGATGCAGTCTGCAAGGGGAACCCAACTCGGCGCACTTGCACATTCCAAGTGTCGCCACGCTTTCTAATCGTTGCCATCTAATCACCTGTCACTCTAACCAGTCACAGTCATTGTGACACAGCTGTGACAAACTAGGTTGAGTGAATTGTAAGTGCTTGTTTATAAAGAGCGTTGCACTCCTTATTCTATGCCTCTCCTGGGCACCACTATACTACCAAAATCCCAACTCGTGTGAATAAAATCAACGAGTTGGGATCAGCGGTAGCTATACCAAGCTATACAAAACTATATGTGACTGTGACAAAAGTGTGACAAGTCACAGCGGCGGAAGGTCGTATGCCTTTCTGGCCAACTTCCAGTATCTCAGTCTGTCTTCGTGGCCATTGTAACCACCATTGATACGACGAGTGATTTTCCTAAATGACTCTAACGTGTCTTCATCTGCAAGTTGATTCAGTCCACGCTTGCTCCAGTACCAGCCAGCAATCTTGAATCCAACTTCAACAGTGGCAGCGAGTTTAGGATTACCTTCGAGGTCAATACCGAGTGCTGCTCCGGCTGCTCTATAGTTGGCCCTGCCAGTTACCTGGATAGGGCCTCGGCCTTTGAACCTGCGCCCGTCACCAGGCTGAGTATTTCCAAGGTCAACTCTGCCCTCGTAGGCTGCACCGCTAGCTATCTCCTCCCAGTATCGGAGTTGGCCAGATTCGTGAGCAAGCTGAGCAAGGAATGCCGCCTGCCTGCCCGCTGTGTTGATCTCGCTTATCTTCATCGCTTCAGCGAGGTGAGGAAGGTATGCCGTAGCTTTGTCAACACGTAGCTGCGGCATAGTTGATTGGAGTAGTGAAAGCCCAATGAGCATGTTCTTCCTTGTTAAGTTACACCGCCAAAACTGCCTCGACCGTGGTTGCCGCCTCAATCGCCGCCTTCCGTGCCCAGCTGGTTGAATACGCCAACTGTGTTTGCGCGGCAATGGCGCCGGCAATGGCCAGCAGGTCGGCCAGCGTAGCCACCGGCATATCACTGTTATCGACGTCTCGCCAGGACGGTGGCAGCGGCAAACTATTCGACGCCAGGTTGATTGCGCCGTTGAGTAAGTCTTGACTAGTCTTGTCAGCCTGCCAGGTTCGCCCGAGGGCGACGACGTTGGCGTAGCGTTGTGCGTCGCGTTCGCGTTCGATCTGTGCCAGCTTACTGGCTTTGGCTTCTTCCATTGTAAGCACGACAACAGGCGTGGCGAACGCCTCACCGTCCCAGGTGTAGCCGATGCTGGCTTGCGTACCCTCTGCCAGCTCGATGCCTTCTTCTCCGCCGACGACGATGTTGGTCACGATGCCGTCGGTGATGATTGCTCTGGTCACCATACTGTCACCTTACACTTGCCTGCGCCGCCAGCGGCGGAATTACACTGCCGCCCACCACCGCCACCTCCGCCTGGAACACTGCCGGCTATGGCTGCCAAAGAAAACGCGCCACCAGCGCCTCCATTACCTCCAAACTGGCTTACGCCGCCAGCTGGGGTTACCGCTCCGCCACCGTTTAGTGCAGATCCGCCACCACCGCCGCCGCCGTAGGTAGAATCTCCACCCTTGTCAAGTGTTTTGACCAGGAACGCGGCACCTCCACCACCTGCCGCCGCTGCCGAAGTAGCCGGGACTTTAATGGTGTCCGACAGGTATCCTCCATTTCCACCTCCGTGCTGTCCCGCCACGGTGGAAAAACCAATGGCCGATAGGTTGCCTCCACCTCCACCGCCGCCGCCTGGGTTCGCATTTATAGCCGATGTAGTATCACCAGAACCCGTTGACAGGAACGAGCCTCCACCACCTCCATAAGCTGTTGCATACACGCCGAACGTCGTATTCCCGCCGCTGTTTCCTGGCCCGTACATAGACACCCCCGCACCGCCAGCGCCGACTGTCACCGCCACGGTAGCTGGAAGAGCACCTATTGCCAGCCATGTGGAGGTATAGATGCCACCACCACCGCCTCCTCCAAGACTGTACCCGCTGCCCCCACTGCCGCCGCCGCCCCAGCATTCCACCAGAGCCAAGCGACCACGCGCCGGCTTCGTCCACGTCCCGCCAGAGGTGAATGTCTGGACATCTAGAGGAAGATCAGTCGGCTGAGACCCTGTGGCAGTTACCGTGTGAGTCCCCGTTACCCAGGCTGATGCGCCAACCGCATTGACCGACCGAATCTTGATTTCATATTCTGCGCCGGTTTGCACGGGTGACAGGTAAACCGATGACTCAGTGGTTGCAACGATCGTTGTCTGCCACGAAGTCGCGGGAGATTCAACGCGCCTAAACCAGACTTCAACTTGATGTGCATAGGCATCCGCCAGCGTCCATGAAGCGTGCAGGCGCGGGATGATGATGCCATCCGGATTGATGATGGCGTGCGTTACACCGCTCGCCAGCGTGAGTCCAGTCGGTGCCAGCGGCAATTTGTAAAGCGGCAGGTTTGTGGACGTACTGTACCGAGGCGCGACCAGGGCGTCGTAAACATACACGCTGTAGTCGTATTCGTTGCAAATAACCTCGACTTCATCCGACGACATCAGCGAGATTTTGATTATCCGAAACAGCTTGTTGGTCCATCCTGGCGTGCTGTGCGTAATGTTCACCACATCACCGACCTCGCATAACAGGCCGGCGATGGTGGCCCTGAACGCGCAGGAAATTCCAAAACGTGACTGCTTCAGGTGCATGTCCGTCAATCGCTGGGTCTGGAATGGGCTGGTCACATACGGATATTCAATCTCGGCTTCGAGCATCAGCCCGTTGTCTGCCGTGCGGAATGTGGGTGAATCCCTGACGATCATGCCGGCCTGCCAGCCATTCTCTGGATCAACCCAAGTAGCGCGGACACGGTTGAATCTGCTACGTTTATCGCCCAGCTTGATCGACCATGAGCCAACGATGTTGGATTCGTTGAACGTGAACGATGCCGTTTCTGGCTTGTCGATGCGCAGCTTGTACTTGCCACCCGTGAAGACAAGCATTCCGCGGCAAGTTGTCAGCAGCTTTTCTAGGTTGTCCAGCGCCGGCTGGCTGGTATCGATGACCGCGTTGCACCGGTAGCGATATTCTGTTCCGCTGGGCTCAATGCCTAGCACATCATCGCAGTAATTTGCGGCAGCGATGAAGCTGGTGTCGTCAATGTCTCCGGACGATATTCCACGCCCGAATCGGGTGTTGATCAAGTAGTCGCGGATGCAAAGTGCCGGGTTATCAGACCATAAAGTCGTGCTGGTGCGTGGGTCGTAAATCTTGCGGCCATAAACCAGTGCAGTAACGGTGGGAACTTGCTGAAAAACTTCGGGATCGTGCCTCAATGCAAGCCATGTGTAGGCAACGCCACTCAGTTTGTGAGCGGATGTCCAAATGTCTGGTATTGCATCGATTAGTCTGGCCTCGGCTGTCTGTGCATCGGCGCCAAGGTAGCAAATAGACTTCCTAACTTCGCCGCCAAACTCACTGTAGTCTTTGCCGTCAAGCTGTAGGTCTGTCGTGTTGATCTGTAGGTTTTCACCCTCGCAATGGGCCACCACTAGGTGCAGATATTCATTGGTCTCGTCTGCCCAGCCAACATCGGCATATCCTGATTTATCCGATACATGAGCAAGTACGCGGGCGCCGCCTACTCGCCGCTTTCCGTACACCACAGGAATGGCCTCGACCGTGCTTGATTGATTGACAAGTATCGCCTGCGCAGCACCGCCCAAGCTTTGCTGGGTTGGTTGCTTGATGAGCGCCTTCGAAAGCAATTGCGACCCAACAAGCGCGATGCCGGCATACGTCAGCCCGTAGGCGACGATGCCGAGCTGGATCGTGGTTACTGTTGCGACCGCTGCGCCAACACCGACGGCCGCCCAGGTGGCGATTGCGCTTACTGCCCAGACCATGTGAGGCTCCCTTGCTGGTTGAGGGCTTCGAACTCCGCCGCCGTGCGCGTGGTGAACTGCTCGCGGACAATCTCCGGGTCTTGTTCTTCGGTGGCGTGCACCGTCATCCAGACACAATCCGTGTGGGCGTAGGCGATGCGCTTGGTGCCGGCTGGGCTGACCACCACAAACGGGGCCTTGACGCGCTGGATGCCGGCTTCCGTGAGCACCGAGATTTCACCGGATAGCAAAATATTCAGGTTGCGGTATTTGTGGACAGCACCGGTCAGGGTGGTGCCAGCTGGGATATGCAGCTCGCGGGCAAAAACGCCGTCGCTGTAGTGATGTTCCACGCGCATTTCTACTTGTGGCAGTTCGAGCATTTGGCGCTCGATAGCCTCGACTGCATCGCGGGTGAGGGAGGTTACTTGCCCCATTTCAGCTCCTTGCTGGATACTTGCGCCACATATTCAAAGCCGAGGTCGCCGGGAAACCAGATCTGTTGTTCTTCGTGGTTGGTGTGCCGGCCTGGACGCCTTTCGAAATCCACCCAATGCGATGCGGCGGAGAACGTCACCGTGCAAGTGCCGTCGTCCGGGTTCTCGCTTATTTCTGGCGCATCACATCGGCCGTCGAAAATGGGCAGCGGGTCCACGATCACGGCCAGGTTGGCGCCGAGAAACGCCTTCCTGATAACCATTCTCCGGTCGATGTAGTTGTAACCAAGGAACAGCGATATGTAGGTCTGATCGACACCGGATTGAGTCAGCTTGACGCTGTTGACCTGCAAGTCTGTGGTTTCTTCAATGTTGGAATATTCGAGGAAATGCCCGAGCGCCGAGTAGTTGTTGCCGCCCCATGTGATGTCACGATAGGCGTCCGTGCTGCGTGCCGTGATGCCGTCCAAGTAGATTTCGAACAAGTGGAACGGGCGATTGGCCGATAGTGCAACCTCTGAAATGACCGCCGCTGATGCGCCTCTGCCTGACATCAGACCACCTCAATCAGTTTGCATGCGTAGTTGGTGATGAACGGCGCAGTCACGCCAACCTCTTGCGTGTCCGAGCCCATCGCTACGGTAAACGGCACGTTGGTGTGTGTTACAGCGCTGTTGTCGGCAACCGAGGCATATAAAGCCGGCTCGATGCTCAGTGTTGCCTGCCCGCTGACATTGCTGACGGCATCCGCGGTCAGCATGTACACTTTGTTGTGGCTTGCGAATTTGACGAAATCGCCGGCTTTCAACACGGTCTGGCTGATCGCCCAGCCATCAGTTTGAACGCTGCGGCCGCTGGCGGTGGCGCCGTTGACCAGTACAGTGCCGCTTGCCGCAGCCTGGGCTGTGCCAAGCACTGGAGGGATGAACGTAAACGTCTCGTACTGCCCCTTTTGAGCCATCGCGAAAGCCAAGATTGGCGCAAGTTGACTCCTAGCGAGCATGCTCCAATCAAGATCGAACGCCCATTGCTGCGACGTGCCACCGCGCACTTGGCGCTTGAGGTTATGCGCAACGCTGACCCTGGTTGGCTGCAAGCTTCTCAGCACTATAGATGATGGCGGCGGGGTGGTTGGGAATGTTCCGCTCATGTTTAGAAACTCGGTGATGTACGGTTGCGAAGCATCGCCTCACGCACAGCGGCGATAGCGGCGGGCTTGAGGTTGGCGCTGATATTGGTGACTGCTGATTGCAGCCGTGCCACCGTGCCGGCGTCGGCCCCGGTGGCGTCGATGTTGAAATTCATCGTCACCTGCATGCCTTCTTCACTTCTTCCACCACCTTGCGCACGCACGCCAAGGTTGCCGTCTGGGCCTCGCGTCAGCGGCATGATCGCCTCCGGACCCGCTTCGCCCATGACGCCCCCGTTGGCGAAGGCGAACAGGGTCGGCTTGTTCACGATCTGATTGCGCCAGGCTGAAACGCCACCCGGGACTCCACCTTGGGCGAAGCCGAAGAAACTGGTTGCCATCATCGCCAGCGGCTTGGTGATGCTTTGCTGAATCATCATCCGAATCATGTCGCTGATGATGCTGTCTGCCATGCTCTTGAAGTCCAGCTTGCCGGTCTGGGTAAAGCTGACCAGGGCGTCTTCCATGCCTTTGAAAGCACCTGCCACACCGTCGGCGGTGACCTTTGCGATGTCCACTGTGGTATTTGAATATTGTTCTAGGCCTTTACGGATGCCGCTCAGCATGTCGTCACCAGTATTCGCCGCTGCAGCTGCAGAGGCCCCGGCAGCAGTCTGGGCTTCCTGAAGCTTCACGAGTGCAGCAACCGTGCCGTTGATTTCATCAATTCCCTGATCGTGAAGTTCCAGCGACCAGGCTGTAACCTCATTGCTGCCCAGGATGCTGTCCTGAAGTTGATCGTACTCAGCTGTCAGGCCCCTCAGACTCTCAATTTTGGCCGCAATCTCCGAGGCGTACTTTCCTTCCGCATCGATTCTAGCAGAAGACATCGCAGCTTGATTCGCAGTCATCGGCGCCGACTTATTGGCCAGCTTCTTGACCTCGGTGGCCGACTGGGCATTCAAGCTCGTGAGCTTCTCGTCCGACTTCCTCATCTCGCGTGTGAACGCTTTCTCTCGCTTGGCGTTGGCGTTGGCGATGACCGCCTCAGTCTCGTTGTTCAGGGTGGTGATGGACTGCTCACGCGTCAGCATCTCCTTTACCAACGCGTCCGTGCGGGTGGCATCTCTATTGCCGATGCCAGCAAGCTCCCGCTCCAGCCGCTCCATCGCTGTAACCTGAACTTCAAGTGTGTCTGCCAGCTGTCCGCGCAGTGAGTTTTCTGTCAGTAGTGCCGCACTGAACTCACCGATGTCGCCGGCCGCGGCCTGCTCAACCACCAGCGCACGATACTTGTCAGCCTCGGTGTCAAGTGACTTGATCTTCAGGTCTGATTGATCTGTGAAGGCCTTGGTGGCTGCGGCCATGTCGTAGTTCTTCCGCTCCAGTTTGGCGGAAGCGGCCACCAGTTCCAACTCCGCAGCCATCCTGGACTTCTGTGCAGCCGTGGCGGTCCCGATAAGCTTGGTCCGATCAGCCTCAAACCCAGCGAGCTTCTTCTCCGAGGCTGTCAGGTGCCCTTGGTTTTCTATGGCCTCATTGGTGACCTCGTTGTACTTCACCATGGAGTCAATGAGCGTTTGGACAGGGTCTGATTTGGACTGCTTACCAAAGGCTTTTAATTCGTCTGGTGTAATCGTCTTGGTCCCGGACGCTGGCTTCTTGGCTTTCCTAGCATTGTTAGCCTCGATCTGAAGTGCGTCCTTCCTTCTATTTGCAGCCTGCAGAACCGTTAGTTCTCCGTGAGCCAGTTCGTTGGCCTTCTTCTGCACCAGCAAATTTTTGTAGGCAGCAACCTCTTTTATGTTGGAGTCAATACTGACGCCACGGCTTACTAACCGCTGACCTTCTTGCCAACCTGACTTCGCTTCAGTAGCAGCTTTGAGTTGCTTGTCACTGACTGCCAAAGCCGACTTAGCAGAATCCAGCTTTTCCTGGTTTATCGCCTTCCTATAACCTAGTTCTTCTTCGAGTAGCCGGATATTCTCCAGCACGGCATCACCTTCCCTACGAAAGATTGAACCAACCTGACCACTGTGGTCGATAGCTTTCTTCGTCTCGGCATTAAGGTCTCTTTTGGCCTGCATAAGCAGGATAATTGCCGCAGTGAGACCACCAACTACCACCGTAACCCAACCCACAGGGTTAGCCAGCAAAGCCGTATTCATGGCGATGGCTGCGCTTCTTGTGGCGGTAAGTGCCGCCCCGAGGGAGAGAACTCCACCTGCAGCGAGGCCTCCTGCCACTCCGTACGAAGCCATCAGGCCCGACCCAGTGGCATACGCTGCGCTCAGTCCAACCTGCGCAGCCAACGACGCCAGAGTAGCCGTCCTGAGAAAAGTGAAAGCCGCAATCACGCCGGTTACCACAGGAATTATTGTGGCCATCACAATCCGCCCAGCGTGGAATAGCAACCAACTTTGAGCAACGATCTTTATGAGGTTGAAGTTGTCTACCAATAACTTCATCACCTTGACAATAGCGGTGGACACGCCTACCAGCGCGTCTTTCATCTCAGAAGAGTTAAGGGCTGACTTAAGGCTGTCAACAAACCCAATAACATACGGCTTGGTCGACTCGTAAGCGGTCTTCATCGTAGCGTGGTACACCGCGCCCAGATTCCGGAACTTACCCTCGACTGTATCGCTAAGTTCAATCATCGACTTCGTCAGAAACCCGCCGGAGTCGTCAATCTCTTTCATCAGTTCGCGCCAACCCTCAGCGGTTCTGGCAAGGATAGCCTGTGCGGCCTTATTGCCTCGTTCCCCGAAAATACTAGACGTGAGCAAGTTTTGCGACTGCTTATCGTAATCCTTCAGAGACACTCTAAGCTCACTCATAACCTTGGTGACGCTTTTAGCCCTACCGTCAGACTCATACATATTAAGGCCAAGCGCCTTGAAGGCTCTCTGGGCTTTTTCTGTAGGATTGGACAGTTCGTTCATCATGTTACGGAATGCAGTACCTGCGGCTTGCCCCTTGATGTTACGTTCGGCTAGGACCACTAAGGCTGCTGCTGTCGTAGTCAGGTCAATGTCATACTGCTGGGCCACGCTGCTGGCCTGCTTCATCGACTCAGACATACCCTTCACACTCGTGATAGAGATCGCGGCCGCTTTAGCAATCACATCTCCAATCTTTCCGATGTCCGATATCTGGAGATTGAACGCATACATGACGCCGGTAGCAGTTTCTGCAGCCTCGGCAAGGTTAGTTTCACCCATTGTGGCAAGCGCCATCATCCCTGGGAGAACCGACATCGATTCTGCAAGCTCAAGACCGGCCTGCGCCAGTATCCTCAGCCCTTGAGCCTGCTCCAGCGGAGCAAACATTGAACCCTGTGCCAGATTGATCAGCGCCTTCGACGCGGACTCAATGACCTCAGTGGTCTCCCCGGTAACAGACTTGACAAACGCCATCTGGTATTCGAAGTCTTTGCCAGCGCTTACAGCCTCCTTCAGCGACGTTGCTATTGCGAAACCAGCTATCAACGGAACCATCTGCCCGTAAGTCATCCAGAGCCCGCCAAGTGCGCCTGACAGACCCCTGGCCATGTCATGGGCGTCCCTATTGGCAGAAGCGAAACTGCGAGTAGATGCAGCTGCGTGGGTCATAGCTGCAGAAGCATTGCGTGCTGCAACTGCCTCCGCTTCCACAGCTGCAACAAGTGCTGCTACGTTCTTGCTGGCATGCAATGCAGCTTGACCGTACTTCTCAACGATGGCGGCATCAGTCAGGCCAAGTTTTGAGGCTTCCGCTGCCAGCGTGCCGGTACGCAACCTAGATGTCGCCGACGCGGTATTGAACGCGACATCCTTCCAGATCAACGTCTGTGCAGCCGCAGCGGCCCGGTCCATCTCCAGTTTCTTGGCCAGTGCCATCTGGTGAAGCTCGACATCACGCGCTTGGCTTATTGCCGTGATCTCGTTGCGTTCCTTTTGCCGGATCTCCCACAAGGCCGTGTCCTGCGCTTGGAGAGCGAGTCGCTTGTCCGAGGCCGGATCTCCCACAAGGCCGTGTCCTGCGCTTGGAGAGCGAGTCGCTTGTCCGAGGCCATTTGGTACAGCTCGACATCACGCGCTTGGCCTATTGCCGTGATCTCGTTGCGTTCCTTTTGCCGGATCTCCCACAGAGCTACCTCTTGGGATTGCAAAGCCATCTGTTTCTGTAACTGCTCCTTCGCGTCAGCAGCAATACTGACCCCCGCGTTACGGAAGATGGAAACCATCTCCGTGCCGGTAGTAGAGACAGTCTCCACAAGCTTTAGCAGGTCTCCGTTCACAGACTTAAACGCAACCTTCGTGCCGTCTGTAAGTGCTAACGAGAACGACCCAGCGAACTGCTTCACCTCTGAATCAGCTTGCTTGATGTGCTCTTTTATTTTCTTGAACGACTGTGCCGCGCCTTGGCCAGCTTCAGAAGCAGACTTGGACACCTTCCCCAACTCGACATTCAACTGCTCGACCTGAGTTTTAAGGGCGGAGTTCTCTGTCTTGAACTTGGCCATCTCCCGATTAAGCTCGGCAAACCCGTCGAGCTTGTTAAGCATCGCCTGTAGGCTTGACAGGCTGGACTCAACAACCTTCAGCTTTGCCTCAAGATTGCCTACCTCAGTGACAGCTGTAGTCGTGCTTACCGCCAGCGTTAGGGTTGCTGCTACATCAGACATCACTTGTTCCTCTTGACATAGTCATCCAGCCACATGCCGTCTAGGGTCTGGATCACTCGCATGAACCGTTCCCCGTGGCACACCCCAACAACCTGCAGCAAAGCAAAAATCTCACTGATCTGAATGGGCAGCGGCCCGTTCATCCCGATGCTGCGACTGCTACTCAACGCGTTGAAAGCGTTGATGTAACCCGCCGCAAACTCAGTCAGGATAGGCTTGTCTTCGAGGGCTTTCGGCTGAATCCCGTTGGACTCGGCTAACTCAAGTAGGAACTTCTCTTGTTGACCCCACTTGAGATGCCACTCGAAGAAGTCTGTCAGTTTTTTACTTCTTCGGCCTCTTTCTTGACCTTGAAAGCGTCGATGTCGTCTGCCAGTTCCATCACCTTGCGACGGAAGTCCTTGTGTGCAAGTAGGATCTTTGCGTTGTCCTTGGTGTAGTCCATCGTCTTGCCCTGATACCCAATGCCAGTCCAGCCCAGCAGGATGGTCTCGGCGATACAGTCGATCATCAAGGTGTCGGACAGCTTGTCCGCTGCGTCGTCCTTGCGGTCGAGCAACTTCTGGTTGCGCTCATACAGCTTGGAGAGCTTGCGAGCAAACTTCTTGTTGCCGGATCGGGCGATCAGCAGTTTGGCATCGCCATACTCCATCTCGACGCCATCGGTCTCGGCAGTTTCGTCAGTCGCAAATTCGGCAAAAATATCCAGCATGATGGTGAAGCTCCTATGAGTCTATGAACTAAAAAGTGTCAACTTGAAGCGGAGGGCCGAAGCCCTCCAGGGTCTTACACGCCGTTGCCGACGCGATCGATAATGATGGTCTTGCCAGTGACCGGATCCATCAGGGCGGTGAACGGCATCGACAGCATCGCATCAGAGTTCAGCGAACCGCCAGTTATCTTGGCGTCAGAGAACTTGACCTTCGGAAGCTGGAAGACGTAGCCGTTACCTGCTCCGTCCACTGCGCTCCAGGAGACGCTGGAAGCCGTATTGTCGATGAACTTGTCGTACATTGTGCCGTCCGTCAAGTAGACTTCCATCGTGCCGCTGACCATGATGGTGCCAGAACCGATGCCTGCCGCTCCGAGGGTGCCGATGGCATCCTGCACACGCAGAGCATTGTCGATGTCCAGCGTCAGAGACTTGATGCTGGTGCCAGTCAACGCCGCGCCGTTCTCGTACACGTTGCCCACACCTGTCACGGCATTCATGATGTCGTAGGTATATGAGGCCGTCGGCGTGCCCATCAAGGTCGTGGCAGGGTCGTTTCGAATGCCGTCCTTGCCGATGAAGTCGAAGCTGCCGGAGGCAATCGCTCCGGAACTGAACGACAACGACATCTTGTTGGCACACATGCCACGGAAGGTGAAGAACTGCGTGATGTCCGCATGCTTGCGTTCAATGGAGAACGAGGGGCGGATGACGCCGTTGGACAAGCGGAAGGTGTTCAGCTTGACGGCAGCGCCGCCTGCACCAGTTATGGCTGTGAAAGGGGTGCCTTCGAAGGTCAGGATCGTAGAGGTCGGAGCAACAGTCTTCGACACCTGCACCAGAATGTTCTGTAGCGCATTGCTGGAGCCGCTGACACGAACCCACTGACCCTTGGCCAGATTGGTGAAGATGCTGGAACCAGACGTCGCAGCGCCGGCAGTCAACGTACCAGCGGCGAAGATGGCTGACGTCGGGATCACAGCACCCACCCCATCTGTACCCCACGCAGTACCCGCACCGCCGGCCCAGGTTGTCTGCACGCCCCAGTCACCCTGCAGCGCGGCTTCGATGAAGTTGTCGTACTCGCGGTAGGACAATTCGAACGGAATGGCGCCGGCCGCGCTGGCGCCAGTCAGAACCAGATCGGTGGTCTGACGATCAGAGCGGACCTCTTTCGAGGTGTCGGTCGAGATAGAAAAGGCCAAACCAGCGGTGTCGGTGCAGCGCAGGTTTTTACCGTTACCACCCGGCGTCACACCGAAGGAAACTTCGGTCTTGAAGGCCAGTTGGGTCAAATTTGCAGAGGCGAAATCAGGCATAGCAGTGTCCTTTCAGAAGGCTATCGCGATACTACCAGATAAGCTGAGTTAATGTGCCTATCAAAAAATTAAATGGCTAGTCGTGAAACCAGAATGGCACGCACCAATCCTGGAAATACCAGCCGTCGTGGGACTCTTTCCTACCCGGGTAGGGCACCGCAAACTGCAGCTGGCCGGACGAGAAATGCTTGAGTTCGTTGTTGATGGTGTTGGCCCGGGTCAGCAGCGCAGAGGTGCCAGTACCCTTGCGCTGCGCGTGCGTGAAGCACAATTCGCCAGCATGCCGGGTGATCGGCGTCTCACCCATCTCAGCCTGCTTGGAATTGTTGATATCCATGCGGACTCTGACGAAGGCGTCCCCCACCTCGGCAATCGGAATCGCATCGCTGTTCTCGTAGAACGCCGGCAGCGTCGGCAGATTGGTGGAGAGCACATCTGCCACCTTGGTCATCATTGCCACTCGGGCTTGTTCCGGACTCATACCCAACCTCCAATAGTTTTGCTGGCCAAGTTATGGGCCAGCGTTTTGCCGATCACCAGTGGCAAGTCTGCCTGTATCGCCGACATCACTCGCTGCGACACGTAGCCGGCATTACCGTCACGAAACTTGATTTCATTGTTGTCAACCATCACCGCGTAGTAGTCCTCGTGGTGCGCAGTGTTACTGATGTAAGCCACCTGGCCCAGCGTGTTGAACGCTTTGTCTTTGCCCACGTTGTCCTGCATGGTGTGATTGATCGCCGGCATCATGTACATGATGAACGAGTTGGTTTCGGTGTGGGCCTGGTCAAGTAGATCCAGTTCGTCAAACGACGTGTCCGGAGTGCCAACGCTGTACTTCCAGTTGCCGGCCATGTCGCCGGAGAACTGCGGCGAGAAGGTGGCAGCATACTCAAGCATCTCGATCGAGATGCCACGCGCCACGCCGACAGCTAGCTTGCTAGAACTCAGCAGCCAAGCGTCGATCGCCGCTTTGAACTGTGTCATATCGCTCATACGCGCCTCACGTGCAGGTGCCACACGCCGCCGACATCATAGAAGTCGTCCACTCTCCGGTCACCGTCAGCCAGGTGAATCACATCACCGGTAGTTGGTGCAGGTACGGCTGCAGCAGCCACCATCAACACGTCGTCACCCTCGGCGTACTTGGCAGCCAGCGAGTTGAGGTATTCAAAGCTACTCTGCCAGCGCAGACGCAGCACTTTCACTGTGACCACCGTAGTCGTGTGGCTGTCGCTGATAGGGTTGTACGTCCGCTTGTCATAGATGGCCGTTTCGAAGTTCGGCGCGTCGATCTGATCAACTTCCGTGTCCAGAAACCCTGACGCTGTCGCGTAGACCAGCCGCACAAAGAACCAGTCGGTGCCAAGTTTGATCAAGTCTTTTGGCGCCAGCATCTCTCCGTTAGTGAAGTAGACGTTAAGTCGGCTGGTGGCATCTGATGACTCGTCCACCTCCTTCGTGCTCTTCAGCCAGACTTTCGCGGCGTAAGCTGACATCCCAGGACTATTAGTTAGTTCCTGCAAAATTGTCTTGATTTCTGCCAGACCGTCTGCGCGTTGGATAATGTATTGCGCCCGGATCGGGGAAGCGTGGAAGAAGTCGTAGGCTGGCAGATGTGAGACTAGGTAGGCTTCGCCGTTGATGGTCACAACTCCACGGGTCGGCAGGATTACGCCCGGACCCACCGACAGGATGCGGCGCACAGCAGTGATACCGTCGCGCTTGACATCGTCGTATAAGTCCATCTGCCCGAGGACGTCAGCGTCAACGCCGTAGGCGTCAGACACCACCAGCTTGTCGAAATAGCGTGCAGCGTCAGAAAGTTTCATTCGATCACCGGATCTTTATCAGGGCTGGACACACCGAAGAACACCAGCGGGATATCGGAGGCCACCGTGCTGTTCAAGGTCGACAAGGCGCCTGCAAGTGCGTTCCTAGCACTCTCGTATTGCTTCTCCACCTGCATCAGCACGCTCTTATACGGGCCATCGGAGAATCTGGTAAACCCTGCTTTCCCGTCGGTGATTGCTTTCGGCGCCATCATCGCTAGAGATGTTCCCAGGTGTCGTGCTACGGCATAGGTAGCGAACAACGCTACGTTCGACAACACACGCTTCTGCTGCTTCGTCCGCGAGGCTGGCGCAATTGCGCCGATAATACTCACGGTGTCGGTGATGTCTTCGGTCAACGACAAGTCGTCGGCCAGTGCTTGCATCTCACCTTCAAGGTGGTTGCCGTACATTGGCAGTCCTAGTGTGGTATCGCTGACTTCCTCGTCGGACACACCGAGTGCGGCACGCACTTCATCGAAGCTGGTGTAGTCGGTGATGGCCAGGGCTCCGGTGCTCGCTGACCCGTAGTCAACCGGCATCGACGTCACTAGCACGTAGGTATTTGTTCCTGCGGTGGCCACACACCTGAAGTCGTAGCGGCAGCCTGGCTGACCCTCGCCAACTCTCTGCTGCGCCATCTTGCCGGTGAACGTCGCGGCACCAATCAGCATGGCCGAAGGATTGGCGTCAGTGCCGCTGACCAACTCAATGGTGACCGCGGCAGCCGTCAGATCCGATGTAGCATCCGGAAAATTGAAGTCCACCAGGAAGTTCTCACTGGGATCCTTTTTTGACCAACTCGCACTCATCAAATTCTCCTTGGCTTAACAGCCGAATAATTGCTTGACAGTTTAACGGCAGTTGGGGTCGGCGTGGCCGACGAAGACAACGATTTTGAATCTGCCGCAGCGTCCATAGACTTGATCAGCGAAGAACCATACTTTCTCGGACCTGCCTCAACTGAATTGTCTGGACTTTGCAGGTTTTCTTTTACGTCCTGGACGTGCTCTGCATAACGGTTACCATACTCCACTGCCATATAAACCGTGCCAGATGCCGAGAGTGTTACCTGACCAGTCAATACCTCAACTTCAGCCTCCACACTCAGTCTGACAGCGGATATAACGCTGGCACCAAGCAGCGTAATGTCTGCGAAGGAATCAATCCTTAATGTGGACTCAGATGTAACAGCGGCATCGTCCAGCTGAGAAACCATTCCGGAGGCAGAGCCAGCAACACCAGTCCCAACAACAACGGCATCACTTAGGGCAACGGACAGTCCACCGTTAACTGCGATGGTAGCCGCCGCCGACAGAACCGCATCTTCAAGGTTGGTCGCTGCTTCCGACGCTGCTACCACGCTGCCGGTTGCGTCAACTTCCGCGCCGTGTAATTGAACTGCCGCGCTTGCTTTGATCGCCACCGCTGCCGTTGCTGCAAGCGCTGCGTCGGTCAGTTGCGAGGCGGACTCCGCTCCAACCGAGGCGTCAGCGTCAGACCCGCAAGATGCGTCCCCCAATGTGATGCCAGCCATTGCCGACAACAGAACAGACGACTGCGACGATAGGGCTGTGCCATCCAGGTAGGGCGCTACGCTGCCCGCCAGCCTCAACACCCCGTCAGAACTTATGCCCGCATCTTCTAGCTGTGAAGCACTCTCCGCACCCAGTTCAAAATCAGCACCAGAGGAAACCGTAGCATCATCCAACGTCACGCCGACCGCTGCCGATACCAGGATGACGGATTGAGCCGAAACCGCGGCCGCGCTCAGAGCGGCTGACAACGCCGCCTTAACCTTCAAAGCACCGGCTGAAACAACGCTCGCATCGGCCAGTGCTACGGCGGTAGTGCCAGTCACGTCCAACCCGGCAGAGGGCGATGACGTCACATCCCCCAGCACTGCAGACACTCCACCAGACAGACTCAGAGTGCCGGCAGAGACAATACCCGCGTCATCCAGGATGACATTCAGGACGGGGAATATCTCGCCGCTACTGCTTGCCAAACAGGTTACGTTTGCAAGTGTCTTGTTTAGCTGGCCTGACAGCGAAACTCTGCCAGCGGAAGTCGAGGTGACTGCGCCTGTTTGTGCGGTTACAGCGGCGTGCAGTGGCAACAGTCCAGTGGCTACAATCCCAACCTGTCCCAGTGTTGCGGAAAGCGTTGCCAGACTTGGCGCGGAAGCTACAGAAGACAGGCTCACGCTGCCAAGGTGGACCTCGACCGCGCCTTTTACCGCAGTCTTCGCGGTCGCTGCCAAGGATGCCGGTGACAACGCGCCAGAAGCCAGCGCGGCAAGATCAATCTCAGACGATGAAGCGGTAGAGGCGTTGCCAAGCTGGGTTGACAGCACAGCTTTAACCAGAGCGCCACCGGCAGCGGACAGCGAGGCGGACAGCGTACTCGCTGCATTGGCTTTGATTGTCAGCGTGCCAGCCGCATAGGATACCGCGCCGGCAAGTGCGCCAGACGACTCTCCGGTAACGATTAAGCGGGCAGAAGCAACTACAGACGCGCCGACAAGTGTGATAGATAGGTCCGCGTCGATGCGGTTGGTGCCGGTGATAGAAACCGATGCGTCAGCCAGGTTTGCCGACAACTGCCCATTGATTGCCGGGTTTGCCGTTGCGGCGAGCGTTGCCGGCCCGGTCGTTGCCGTTGTCGTTGCACGAACAGCCAGCCCCGCCGTTGCAGTGACGTAGATGCCTGCAAGTTGGCCCGACGTCAATGCCACGATATCTATATCACTTGTGGATTGGCTAACCGCATTGCCAAGTACACTTGCAGAGTCAGCACTGACCATCAATTTGGTGGCAGAAGACGCGACAACTTGCCCAAGCGTTACGCTGACAACCCCGCTGCGAGTAGAGAATCCGGCCGAGGTGACCGATGCCTCTACGAGTGTCTGGGAGAGTGCGGCGTTTCTCTTGGACGATCCAGAAGCGGAGATACCCGCCGAGTCGAGCGCCTTGTTTACGCCAGCCTTAATCCGCAGCAAGCTGGGTGCTGCCAAGCCGGCATGATCAAGTGACTTCATCACTGTCGCGTGCGCGGGTGCTACCCCTGCAGCGGACAGGTCGGCATTCGACAGGGTCGCAGCCCAACCTGCTTTGACGCCAATCTTGGTGGCAGAACTGAGGCTGGCCCAGCTCAATTGACCTGCCGTCAGCGCCGACAGGTCGATATCACTCGATGACGAGGATGTCGCATTACCTGTGGTGAGACTGGTCGCTGCCTTGATCGATACCTTGCCAGACGAAGCCAGCGTTGCCGGCCCAAGTGCCGCAGAGACAACTGAATTCCGTGGTGACAACCCAGAGGCAGCAAGAACCGCATCGCCCAGCGACTTGCCAACGGTGGCACTGACGCGGACGGTGGCTGTGGATGCAAACGACGCGCCAGCGAGTGTGTGCGTAGCCGTCGCCTTGATCTGGGCTTTCGAGGTGGAAGCAAGGCCAGCAGCATCTAGTGTCTGCGTGCAGACTGCTCTTGCTGGTGCGGTGCTTTGAGAGACTATCGTTGCGGCGTCGAGTGCTTTAACGCAAATCGCTTTGACTGCGAGCTTTGCAGCGGAAACCAGACTGGCCGCGCCAAGTTGACCCGAAGTGAGTCCAGTCAGGTAAACATCGGAGGATGAGGAAGAAGTGACATTGGCAAGCGTCGATGCTGAAGCTGCCTTGATCGAAACCTTGCCTTGAGCAGAACTAGAAGCCGGCGCAAGCGTGGTGGTGACTACGCCATTGTTAATGCCCGCCAGCGTGCTGGTAACGGTGACGTTGCCAAGTTGAGTGGCAAGTACGCCTTTGAGGGTGATGCGTGAAGCAGATACGGAAGTTACGTTCGCGGCAACAGGCGTGGCTGTGCCGTAGATGGACACCAGCGCCGTAGCGGATAGGCCAGCGGCCTCCAGCATCTGCACCGTAACCGCCTGCAGATACGACGACGATCCAGATGCACTGGTTGCATCGCCCAGCGTTTTTGATAGCGCAGCTTTGACTTGTACCTTAGACGCCGCGATCAGCGTGGCATGCTCAAGTTGACTGGATAGCGTAGCTCTTGCTGGTGCTGTGGCAGTACACGCAATCGTGGTGTTGCCGAGTGTGCTGGCTACCGCCGCCTTGACCTGAACCTTTGCAGCCGACGCAAGTGTGGCGCTGTCCAGCGTCCTCGAAGCCAGCCCAACAATCCCAGCATCGGCGGAAGCAGATAGGGTGGCGTTCCCGAGCGTCTGGGTCGACGCAGCCTTGAGCGCCAACTCGGACACTGAAACAATGCTGACCGAATCCAGTGTGCTCGTGCTTGCTGACTTGATCTGGACAGCCGCTGCAGAGGTTACGGTGGCGTTGCCCAACTGCCCGGAAGTCAACGCCTCGACAGCAATATCCGACGAGGACGTTGATGTGGCACTGCCCAGCGTTACCGCCAGCGCAGACCTGATCTGAACCCTGGCGGCAGATGATAGGGTTGCTGCATCCAGCGTCTTGCCTACAGCCGATTTGAGGTCGACACCGGCCGTTGACGCCAGCGTTGCTGAGTCGAGCGTGGACTCAAGCGTAGCGCCTAGTGCCGCAGCTTCAGTCGGGCCAACACCCAAGCCTCCGGCGACGATTGAGCCACGGTAGGCACCCCTACCCAAGCCTCGCGTGACTAGGTTGCTGCCCTTGGCCGCGAGGGTCCAGTTAAGGAGCAGCAGCATGGCTTACTGGTCGATCAGCATTGTGCGTAAAAACGCAGTCGTGGAATGCAGCAGGGCGTAATAAAACTCCACCCCGTCGGGCATGGTGATACAGCAAGACCTGTCACCGACCACTGCGGTACTGGTTGGATACAGCCACTGGTGCATCTTGGCTTCAAGTCTATGCGTTGCAGGTATGACCTCATAAATCCGCATGGTAGTGTCCTTCTGAATCAACAGAGAGGACTGCTTGCCATTGATTGAGCGAGTAGCTACGTGCGTTCCTGTACCGAATGACTCAGTGCCTGGGTAGTACGTTTCTGTTGCCCAAGTGTTAGCCACAAGGTCATAAACATAAATTGATGATGTTGCAACTCCGCGCAAACACCATAGCTTATCCGGCTTATACGCAGGCAACCATTTCAGGGCACAGCCTACTCCAGCAGCCCCTGGTAAAGCCGGAATCGCTGGATTGCCTGAATTGGCCGATGTCGTGTACCAAGCGTTCGCACCTTTGTTGTAGCGGTACATCACGGCAGCGTTACTGCCAATCAGATACAGATTGCCGTAATACAGCGCCGTAGCTGCAGAAGGGATAGATGACAACAACGGGGACACAGTAATCGACGTAGCGGATAGCGCTGCACTTGCCGTCAGTACCGCGAACTGTTCAAATACCGCAACCGTGCCAGAAGCAATCTCTTTTGAAATTGGGTACACCGACAACGTGGTGGCACCGGCTGACGCCGCCGCCGACAGATACACCTCGTAGCCATTCGGTAGTGTGATTGCCGTTTCCGCAGCCAAGGATTGTGGCAAGGCCGACACAGCAAGTGATGTTGCACCCTTAGCAGCCGCTGATGAGAACGTAATATCGAAAGTGCCAAAACGCAGACAGGTAGCTGCTGCCAACGCTTCAGGTAGGGCCGTAACAGCGATGCTTGTTGCACCCACCGCAGCCGATGAACTGGATGTAATGGTGCGCAGTACACCACTGTGAAAGCCCCCTTCCCAACCATTGCGAGATGGGCCAGGGGACATCAGATAGGCATCTGTTGCGAATGCTGCCGGCACGTTGGTTGTGCCAAGGTTCGCCGACCATGCGTTTGTGGCAATGTTGTAACGGTACAGATAGCACACAGACCCATTTCCGACGAATAGAAAAATAGACCCGAACACTTTTCCAGCCCACTGCCCGCCGCTGGTTTTGGTGAACACCATATTTGCAACGGTGCCGGTTGAGGTGGGGGCGGTAGCCAACTGCTGCCAGCAGTCACCCCAGGTGTCAAACCGCCAGAATGCAGACGCTGTGGTTGAGGTCTGAAAGTAGACGTAGATGTACCGAAAGCCATCATCAACGATGTTGGTTCCACCTATACCTGTTGCCGGAGCGAATGGCAACTGCTCCCAGTTGGGTGTGTGGATGCCTAGTTTATTATCATTTCTCATGGTTACACCTGTGTCAGTCTGGAGTATTGGTTGGATGCAGCACTACGGCTCATCATGATGAGTGTGGCGGCTTTGGTTGAGTCGCCTAAAGCAACATACCCTGTGGTCATAGTGACCACGTTGGTACTGCCTGAAGCTACGTCCACCCGCAGAGCACTAGATGAATTGAACGAGAAACGCCCAAACACTCGGCTGAGTGTTCGGAGAATCCAGTTTGTTGAATCAACCGGACTACCTGACTCGGGGTCAACCGGAACGACTGCCTGCATGTGAACAGTTTCGCCGCCCTCATCACGGGTGAAGGTGTCAATCTTTGACCCACTCGACCCTGTTGTTACGTTGCTCATACCAGTCTCCTTCTCACTTCAGCACCTTGACCACGATAGGTCTGTGTCTCGGTGGCATCTTCGTACAGTTGAGCGGTGAGGTAAGGGGTGGTGCCGTCATCGGCATAGACCGTCATCACGCCGGTTGTGGGGTCGGTCACGGTTTTGTTACGCATGATCCGCGAGCAGATCAGCATCTTGTCGGCGAAGTCCAGGGCAGTCGCGTGCCCCCAGACAGCATCGGATATTTCTGAAACGGTAGGAACTGGCAAGTTGGCCTCCACATAGGCAAGGATGGTATCCAGGGTAGTGACATCAAGCAGCGATGCGGATACCGTTGTCGTGCCGTCAAGTGTTTTGCTTAGGGTGGATTTGAGCGCGAGTTTTGTTACTGAAGTAACGGTTGCTGCTGCGAGCGTTAGGCTTAACTCGCCTGTTCTACCAGAAGCACCTGAGTCATACCAGATTCTCATGGCTTATTTCGCCTTGAAGATTTGCCAGGGGTTATGCTGAAAAGAATTTAATTCTGAATCACCTATTGAGCGGTCCCAAACAGCAACTAGCTGTATGCCTGCATTGCACCTCCTTGATGAACTTCTATAGTCTTCACCAATTACTAATTTAGGATTACTGCCATAACTGGTAGTAATCCGTGTGTTCTCACTAGTGTCGTCATAACTAAAACTACCAATTCCTCTGTTAAACAAATAAAGTTGCTGTAAATCATAGGATGAACGCACAACAGCTAGATAGTCGTTACCTGCGTATACCGAATTTGAAAGAGTAGGCAGCGTTGGTGAATAAGGCAGCGAAGCGATTAGACTACTTAGTAATGCACCGCTACTTTTTATACCGATAGATGTGTATGGTACTTCATCACCATCATCACTATAAGTCAATATTGCATAACAACCATCTAGGCTTGACGTACTATTCTGATGGAATATCACCCCCATAGTGCCGTAGGCAAAGTCTGTAGTTAAGCGGATAGCCGGCATTTCCCATGCGGAGTTATACGAGTTTATGTTTACAGCAAGACCTTCCGTACCGGCATTTATTGTAGGCGTCCCAACTTTTGTCCATACTGCATCATTAGGACTGACACACTCTATAGGGTGACTGCTTCCTGGAATTACCGCATAGAGTAACTTCGATGTGAGTGGGTTACTCCAGTCAATCTCAGGAATGCCGGATGGCTGAGAATAGAACCGACGCGGCAGAATCAGGCAGGACATTAAACCGTTTCCGCGCTGGTAATTTCGCTGAAGTAAGCCTGTACATTACAGGCGTTCGTCGTATTTCCGTGAAACTCGACCTCAAGGTGCATCACGGCTGGGTCAATTGCCATGCTCTGCTCGGTGACGGTGCCAGATACTAACCCACCACCAAACTTCCACAATGTTTTCCAGTCCGTCCCGGATGATGCTGCGGTAGGCGTTGCACCTGCATTGTGGGCAATCAAAACACGACCTTCACACTGCGCACCAAGCGTACCGGAGTTTATGATCTTCATCGTCAACAATCCGCCCTGCGCAGTACGCAAGTCAAGTGTGCCACGGGTTTCTGCTACGCCAGCCAAACGATCCACGCTCGCAACGACCGTTCTTGCGGTTTTAACTAAAGTGGTTGAACTCATAGCTTGCTGCTCCCATCGTCGTTGCGGACGGTGCGGGCAACATCACTCGCCGTCACAGTACCCAATCCAGCCTGTTCCGCCCGGCTGATGAGCGTATCGGCCAAGGACAGGATCGTCAGCTTGTGAACTTCAGTGAAATCCGGGATCAGGTCTTCGGCCACCAGACCGTCGAGCACCTGAGTGAACTTGCCCAGGATCATCGGGTTGCTCAGGTCGAAGATCGGGAACACTTCGAGCGCACGCTTTGCCGCAACACAAGCCAGTTGCGGGCTGGCTTCGATGGCGATCAGCAGATCGACCAGCATCAGGTACTGGCGAATGTCGTGAGACAGCACCTTGCCCTTGGCCGGAATGTCCGCCCGGTTGAGAATCGCCGCGACCTCACCATCGGCTCCAGAAGCGATGTGAGGCGCGAGTTCTGCGGCCAGAGGGCCGGAGGTGAGTTCGTCGTGGAGGCTCATGGTTTAGGCATTCCCGTCAGTCAGGGTGAAAGAAGTCACCGTGAAGGTCTGGCCGACTGCGAACGAGGTGTTGTCGACCGTCATGTCGCCGCCGCCCGCAGTCAGCGTAACCGTACCTTGGGCATGACAAGTCGTGCCATCGGTTGCGTACAGACGGAAGTGCGCGGCAGTGCCGGTGGCGTCTGCAGCGGTGTCTTCCCATGTGCCAGACTTGGCTTTTGAGCCGGCAGATGCGGCAGCCATCCAGTCAGACGGCAGGTTGACGGTCGCCAGCACCGTGCCCGCGTCTGCCGTTGCACAAGTGGCCGGCACAGCGCCGGAGCGAATTTTGAGGATCGCAGAAGCTGCAATCGTTGTTTCGATCGCGTCCAAGCGTGCATTGCGTACAGCTACAGAAAATTGAAGTGCCATGATGTGTTTCCTTTAAAGTTTGAGGTTCAGAATTTCGCGGGCGCGGGCGAGGTCGTTCATGTACGCCCAGTAACAGTGCCTTGATTCCCAGCAGCACAAGGCGTCGATGATGCGTTCAGCGGTCGTCCAGCCATCTTTGTGGGCACGACCAGAGATCGAATCGTTTGGGTTGCCGTCGAGCAGCACGACGTTCAGCCACTGGCTGGTCGCGTCGAGAGCGCGATGAACGTAGGGAGGGCGTAGTCGGATTCCACTCATATCACGAGCACCTTCATTGCCACGGCACCTCCGACAAGACCGACCACGCCAGCTATCCAGGCCAGAACCCAGCCATTGATCAGCTTTGATACAGGCGCGGCTTCTTCAAGTCTTTTTATTCGCTCATCCATGACCTGCGAGTGGTTTGTGAGCGCTTCACTCATTTTTTCGATGCTATCGAACGCCCGGTTTATGCTTTGCCCAGTACCCGCCATCTGAACCTCAAGACGAGCAACCTGCACCATCGCGTCCGCGAGCTTTCCCATCGTGTTCTCGATGTTTCCCATGCGGAATGCCATCGAGTCCAGTTTTGTTGACAGTACGTCTTGTTCACCCATCAGATGTCATCCCTATCAATATGCCTTGGCCTGCCACGGAACAGCACGACCCAGAGCACCTGCCACCATTTCAAATGCCCGCCAAAATTCAGCGGGACGTATTCATACCAATCATTGCGATCCAGCGACCAGACCGCGTGCGGCCACCAGCCGTATTTTGATTTTCGCCAACAGACCCATCCACCTCGGGCTAACTGCAGGCCTATCGCCCAGATGATGCAGTTTGCATAGGCAGGATGCCAAAGGTTCATACATCACCCCACACGTCACTGATAGGTGGCGGAAACAGCTTGTTGTGGAGTTCCTGCAGTTCGTGAAGTGCCAGTAACACTACGTCCTCAAATCCTATGTGATTAGTCTGGTCCGGTAGCATCAGCTTGGTCAGATACGCGCCACATTCGGGCATCCCCCACAATGCCTGCACACGCACGGCGATATGCGGGTGCGCGGATTCGAGCAATGCAATCGGGTGCGTCGGAGTCATTTCACATGACCTTCTTCGTGCCATCTAAGAAGAGCGGAATGGGCGGCGAAATTAGTTTCGCAGGCCCATCTGTTGAGGGCGATGTTGGCGGCAATCGGAGCGGCGTCCACGGTATCGGCGGTGTGAGCAGGTGGGCCGGAGGTTGTATCTTTACCGGCTCCTTCACTATCACTGTGCGCGGTGGAGGGCATGAGCAACCTGCCAAGATCAGCAGGGCAGTTACCCACAATGCCGTTCGCATAAGCCAAGTATTCTGTTTTCGTCGCATCTAACCTCCGCTGGGTTTTTGATAACTCTTCACTAATGCGCTCGCCTCTCTCGATCTCCGCAAGATGCTGCTGACGCGCCGCCTCCTGAGCGTGGATAGCATCGAGCAGTAGCTGGTTTGAGTCTTGCGTTTCAGCCAACTCGCAAGCTCTTTCAGCCCGAGCGTAACCGCGATGATCAATAGCCAAATAACCATAGCTAAGGCCGGAAATAGCAGCAATACCAAGCACAACGTATCCCGTAATGGGGCTTCGCAAAACAGACCATACGGTTTTGAACGTGAGCATGTCATGTAGACCTAGAATCTAAATAGGCTTTGAACACATACCCTCCGAGCGCAACAACTGGGGCAGTGATCATGCCAATGGCCGCTACGATACTACCTTCACTGATTTTTCCCATAGCCAGGGCCGCAGATGCAAACTCAGTCATGCGGAAGGAAACCCAGAAAGTCATCCACATCGCCGCAAACAGCACTAGGCGCCTGATCACGCCACGGGTATCGATCCAGTCCCAGAAACTAGTAACCCAGTTTTCCAGAATCTCAGCCATGCTCAGCCCTCCACAACAACGAGCTTGCCAGCCGCGATCTGGGCATCAACCCATCCGCCTGGCACTTCGTCTTTAGGTTCTTCACCGTAGGCTACGAGGCTAAACGGATCCGGCATCGGGTTGCCGTTGAACGAACGCAATTTACGAGTGGCCACAGGATCTGCGGCAACAACATCAGGCGAAATTGACTTGGGAGCAGCAGCCATGTGGCCTCCAATAAACAAAATTTATAACGGCATCAGCAAATCTAATGATATCTCGATATTAGGTTTCATGCTTAGAAGTGTCAACAAAAGAAAGGCCCGCCAAGGCGGGCCTTTCTGTGTGCCGAGACCTTACAGTGTCAGGGACAGGACTTCGTATGCATCGTCGAACAGGCGGCGGACAACAGAGCCGTGGTCGAAACGCATGGCACTGGCGCGGCGCAGCACAAAGTTCTCTTGTGCCTCGTAGCTGGCGCTGATCGAGGTCACGCGATGGATTGCGTAAGCACTATCCAGAGCCATGATGGTGTTCGCCGGCCAGTTCACGTCATCGGTGATGAAGACGCGGACAGTCGGACCCCAGCCCGGGTTGATCACCTGCGGCAGCGTATCAATACGCGTGCTGTTCGGATTGTCACCCGTGATGACCGGCTTGCCGGTGCGGTTCTCGATAGCCAGAGCGCCGTTGATGTCCGTCACCACGTGAGTGATGGAACGACGCTTGCTGTTGCGATACAAGAACTTCATCCAGGCTGTGTGAGTCAGTGCACCGGCTGCGACGATGGAGGTATCAAAGGTGTTGGCCTTCACAACCTTGGGTGCAGCAAGTGCGATCTGGCCCACGTCGACGTTGCCGTTAAGCATATAGAGCAGGTTGGTATCAGCCTGTTCGTTCTTCTCGATGGCAGCCTGGCGAGCGATGGACAACGCGATGTAGTCAAGTCCCAGAACCTTGGTAGCCTGATCCGACCACTCCACACCCATGGAGTAGGTGGGGATGCGCAGCGACTTTTCCGAGGTGGTCAAGGTCAGCATGGTCGGGGGCGGCGCCAGCTGGGAGACACGCTGCGAGCGTGCAGCTTCCGGCTTGCTGTAATTCGCTTCCGGCCAGATCACCCAGTCACCAGTGATGGTGTCATCAATCGCCACCATCGCTTCGAACGCGGCGGGATTCATTTCAAGGTTGGCGAGCAGCTTGTCTTCCACCAGTGCCAGAATTGCCGGCATCAGCAGGACACGCGCCTGGTTGCTCTGGGCAGTGTTACCGGTAACCACGCCAGCTTGCATCTGGACGGGATTGAAGATGGCGTCCAGCTTGGGCGCCCGGATGCCGGCAACCTTGTTCGGATTGAAGATGATGCCTTCGGAGGCGCACATCTGAGCGAACACTTCGCCGTAGCGAGTGTTGTCAGTCGCGTACTGGGTATTCACGTGCTCACGCACGGAGATGCCTGCGGCATTGGCTGCCTGGATGGTCGCCATGTCAATGGTGGCATCCTGCAGGTTACCTGAGTGATCGTAGAACTTGGCCATATTCGTGCTCCTTACGCGCCGACGCGCTCAATTGCGCCAGTGGTGCCGACGGCACCAGTACCAGCAGTACCCAGGGAAACCACACGCCACGCAAACAAGGCCGAGCTAGGTTGAGTGGTGGCCTTGCGGACATTTGCAGTTGCGTTGCCAAGTCTTGTACCTTTGGCCACAGGCGTACCCGCTACAACATAGTCGCCGATAGCCAGCACACCAGTACCTGCAGCCTCAGATCCGTCAAAGGTGACTTCCATCACGCCTGATTTGGTTACGGTGCCGATGGAGAAACCACCTTCGGTAGCGCCCTCGACCGCAGCAATCCGTGCCTCGATCGGGTTACCGACTGCAGCCAGCACGTAGCGAGACTCTCCGCCTAGTTTGGCAAACTTGCCTTCGTCCGCGTCAGACAAACGATCAGCCAGATCAGCACTGGCACCCAGTCGAACGGTCTGCGGGGTAACGCTGACGTCAACTACTTCTTTGATAAAATGGGCCATCTCTGGTCTCCTTACTTGTGGGCGCCAATTACGGCATTGACTCGGGCCATATGACGGGGGTCAATAGCCGGTTTCGAGGTTTCTTCTTCCTGGGCCGCGTCGATTGCAGCTACGCCGCCAGCTTTGAACTTGGCAGTGAACTTCTCCGACAGGACACGGTGATGGTCGACGACAGCGGCAGCGCTCAAGCCTTCAGCCGAGAATGCTGCACCGTTGAGGGCCAGCGACATGTTCGCTACCGACTTCTGTGCGATGGCCATCAAGCCTTCGTGGGCCGCTTGCATGCCAGTGACCTGGTCATTCAGCTTGGACAGGTCGATGTTGGCAGCCAGCAACTGGGCGCCGACATCTTTCAGTTGGGCCTGCAGCATCTCAACCACGCCAATCTGAACTTCAGCAGTGATCTCGACGACATCGACAACAGCCTCAGCAACCGGAGTAGCAACAGCCGCCGGAGCAGCTTCAGACTCAACGCGGGTAGTGGGATCGGCAGGCACAACAGCCGGCGCGGCCGACGCTTCCAACTGCACGCCTTCAGCGGCTGCAGCCATCAGTTGTTCCTTACTTAGGGTACGCTTCATGGTAACTCCTTGCGTGTTATTGCGCGGATTGTTAATAGAATTTGCTGATGTGTCAATAGAATTATTTAATAGATCGGTCATCAACTCGTCGTACGACATGATGCCGTCCACCAAGCCTGCAGCAAGGGCTTGCTCACCGAAGAAGTCCTTGCCGTCGCACATCTCTTTGTCGCAATAGTCGTAAGGCACATTCCGAGCCTCAGCCACGTGCTCTACGAAGATTTTGTAGGCTGCGTCCAATTGGCTCTGATATTGAATTTTGGCAACATCCGTCAGGGCTTCAACCGAGTTGACCAGGGCTTTGTACTGCCCGGAACGGAACACCGTGACTCCGACGCCATCGTCCATCAGCTGCTTGCTGTATTCCATGTGAGTGGAGATGATGCCAATCGAGCCAATACCGGAAGTCCTCGAGGCATAGACCTTGGAAGCACTCGACAGCAACCAGTACCCAGCGCTGTAAGCCGTCTCTCCAAAACCAATGACAGGTTTGATCTTGCCCACCATCTTGATTAACTCACCGGTATCGTAACAGCCTGTGACAGCACCGCCATTAGACTCGACATCAAGCAGGATGGTCTCCACGTCAGGGTCGTTGGCGGCGTGAATCAACGCCTCACGGATGGCGCCGTAGCTGGTAATCCCGAACAGCCTGTTCCACATCGAGTCGCGATTGGTGATCGGGCCTTTGATGTTGATGACGCCGATCGAACCATGCTTCTCGAACAGGTACGGATCCTCGTCTTCGTCTTCGTCGTCGCCGAAGTTGCCAGCCATCATCTTCTCAGTGATCGCCGTATCCATCTTCGCCCATAGTTCCAGCGACTGCTCGCTGCCGGCCCACAGGCCTTCCAGTTGGTGTTTGTTCATTTCTGCTCCTTCTGTGGGTCAGCCTTTTTGTTACTGCCCCTGGCCTGCGTAGGTTGATCACTCTTCTGCTGCTGATTGAGCGTAGATCCATTGTTCGAAGTTGAGTCGGCCGGCTCGCTGGCTTTCGCCGACTTGAACATCGTGCCGCTGAGCGGAACATAGCCGGCTGGTGGCAAGTGACCAGTCAAGGTAATGCATGCCTCATCGTCCGAGATCATGCCCAGCGACAATTGCTCCAGCAAGCGTGACTGCTTGATCGACTTGAACGCCTCCAGTTCACTCTCCGGACGCAAGTCGACTGACTCGTACTTGAACTCAACGTAGACATCCAGTCCGAACAGTCGCAAGGCAAGTGTCAGCGTGCGCGAATAGACCTCGTTCAACTTCAACGTGACCACGCCCTCGACCGACTTGGTGAACAGCATCGTCTCGGTGGAGGCAATATTCGCGGACTGCGTGCCGTGTCCAAGAACAGACGGCATCGCTTTCGCGCCCGTAGCCATCTTCGAATCGATCATGCCACCGAGCACCTTGTACTCTTCGGACAGGGAGGCGTTGCCATTGTTGAGCAACTCCACGCCGATCGTATCGAAGTAGACCAAAGCATCTTCAGGCTCTAGGTTTGACAGCTTAGTCTCGATGTCTGCTACGATTTGAGCACGAGCCGCAGCCACCTTGGATTCATCATTCTTCACTTGCTGAGGAAGCGCAGCGAGAAACTTTTCCTCGTTGATGGTCACCTCAAGTCTCGGGTGAATCACGCGTTTTACGATGCGTCGAATATCGTTCTGGAAGTCCTCACTGGACAGCACCGGCTTCAGTGCCGGCTCCAGTGGAGAACTGGCATACGGATCCAGCAAGTCTTGATCAAGCGAGCAGTAGAAGAATGTCGGGATGTCGAGGTCCGTCTCCACGCCCGAGATGATCTGAACCGGCTTCAACTGCTTGCCGTCTGGCTTGAACTTGATGTGCTTGACCGAGATCGGCTGAATCCTGCGAGGCAGCCTGTCCTTGCCCAGCACCAATTCCAATGAACACGCACCTTCCAGCAGCAATTCCTTGGCCAGCGACTCCGAGTTCGAGCGCATTGAGGATGTGCCGGAGAAGCCGGTGGAGTAATCGGTCAGGATGTCGAAGCGAACCAACAGCTGATGGAGGAGGGCGGTGCCCTCCGGCGAATGCGTGCCGTCCAGGTTCTTCGCCAGCGCAGTGTAGCCACGAGTGATGCCGAGTCGGAGGTACGAGAACACTGCCGACGACAAGTCTGGGCTGGCTGCCACAAAATCACGGATCGCAGTCTTGGTATCAGCTGCATCCCGGAACGTGGTCAGATCGGTCTGCAGCAATCGTCGATCGGTCGTCGCTAGCACCGACGTGGACTGAGACTTCGCCGACTTCAGGTAACTGGATACTGCTACCTGATCCCGTGAGCGAACCTTCGGCACCTCTGGCGGCGCCGGCTGTGCGGCGGCTTGCATCGCAGGCTTGCCACCACCAAAAAACTTCTTGACTGAATCGAACATTGAGCGCCCCCGGCGGAATTACGCGGAGGCTACATCAATTCAGCTTATGCGTCCATAGAAGTAATTTATGTATATGGCTACCCGCAAGTGACAGGCTGATAGACCCCACCAACCTTCACATAAGCACTATCGATAGGCGAATAAGCTCCGTTAGCCTTATGGCTCACGCTAAGCGCACAAGCATAGGCACCTTCTACTTTGACTTTGAAGTGTCCTGCCCCACCACCTACAGAATCTCCACTAAAAACTACAGAGGTTATCGAAACATCGTGACGTATCGAATTCCACCACCCATGTACATCATCGAAACTAATATATGTTATATCACTGGTAAGACTAGAGGTATCCACAACTAATGGGAAGGTAGCGTTCTGCAGAGATACGCTTATTGTAGGACCAGACTCCTGATAAATATTGAAATAAGAAACTACTCCATCTTCATAAAACCCACTCGGTGCATAAATATCAATAGTTACGCTAGTTGGTCTGTACCCAACCATCCAAGTACCATTTGGTGTATATGTTATATCGGAGTAGTAAGGTGAACCACTTTGATTTATTATCAATGGTGTGACGCCATCTACATCCCATACGTCACCGAATGTACCAATCCAATCTGTTCCATTCCAATTAGGTGCTGGCATTTAATCTTCTCCTTGTACCATACATTGAAAAATGTGCCAAATTGACATCAATCTTCTCAAGTGGTTCTTTTGCTATACGCAGTATTCCGTTAAACCTTACGTCGCCACCTAGATCAGTTGTGTCATACATACCAAAATCTTTATAAAGAGACTTGTGGTAAATAAAACTTTGCTGGCGTCCGTTATAACGAAATATGTCGTGGGGCTCTATTTGAATCTTACCATGTAACCACCTATATGTAGTAACCTTAAGTATAGGCTGTAACTGTTTTAAAGCATTTGGGTATAACCAGTCATCAGCACCTAGGAAGTACAACCACTGATTTCTAGAGGCTTGGATTCCAATATTCTGCGCTTCGTAGATGTTCGACCCAGGCGCGTCAATGAACGCGCCAAGTATCTCCCTAGTGCCATCTGTAGAGCCGCCGTCAATAAACAAGTGCTCTACCACGCCTTGGCTTTTAACGCTGTCAATACACCTGCTTAGGGTCTCAGCTGCGTTAAGCGTAGGCGTGATGATGGTTATCACGCAGTTTGAATCCAGATGGTCCCGTCAGGTCGACCGTCTGCGTCATTTGGGCCGTCTGCCGACACCACCAGAACATCCCCACCGGGACCAGTAATCGTCGGGTTGCTGTTGACATCACGACTTCCAACCAGCAACTCGCCTCGACGTAACATCTGGATAAGCGCAACCTCCATCTCGCTAGTGGGCTGGGCTTGCTGAGCATCAAATAGGTAGCTGGGCATATCACGGACTCCAAAAATTTTCTGCAGGCTACATCAATTCAGCTTATGCGTCCATAGAAGTAATTTATCGCCCCGTACCCCACCCACGCCTAGCCTCCCAAGCCAACTCTGCCGGGTTCAATACCCTCTGCGGCAAGATGAACGTATTGACTGCGAAGCTGGAGATCGACGACACGTGAGCCGTACCTTTCAAGCGTGAGGCAATGTATGTGTAGAGTAGTGTGTGGTGGTAATGGTCATTGCCCAGTGTCGACTTCTTCCAGGTGTAAACGATCTCGTTGGAGTCGTCGAAGACCTTGCCGCGCTTCATGTCCATCATGTGCTCAACTATGAGTTCTTTTTCTGGAGTTTGGCAGAATGCAACCATACCGTTCCGCACGTCCTGCATCAGCGCATCGAATGCTTTGTCGCGATTGATGTTGACCTGGCGCACCAACTCCTTGCCCTTCTTGTCATCCTCTTCCTGGATCTTGGTGGTGTACAGCTCTACCGCCTTCGAGCGCACGTAGATGGCGCCAAACAGGTTCTGCAGATTCGCCTGCATGCCGATGATCGTCTCCGTGTAGGGCTGTGAGTCAGACACGATGACCGACGCGTTGTAGCGCAAGCTCACCTCAGCCACTCGAGTGCGCAAGCTGCCCACCGGGATCCGTTCCGCGTGAATGATCAGAAGGCTGTCGTCGGCACCCACGTCCGCCACCATCAGGTGATTGGTGATACCAAGGTCAAGCCCGATGACGCGGGTGTGCCCAGCCTGGTCAGCGTTCACAAACAGCGCCTCAAGTTCCTCCTTCAGGAAGCTGGCGTCCTTGTCTTCCATGGCTTTGCCAAGGCCGAAGTTGACGAAGTCCTGCACTCGCTTGTAGTTGGTGGATGTCTTGATGAGGCTGGGGCAGGTGATGATGTTGGGGGCGTCAAACGGAGACACACGGAAGCCGGCCGCGATGTGGTTCTCCGTCGGGTTCTCACAAACAAATTCACGATGCTCCGGCTGCAGCGACGGCACCCCGCCGCACGACGGGCAATGCAGGGCAGCCTCCTGCCAACGGATCCTCGGCAGCAGGCCTTTGGTGATCGTTCGCAAGTCTTCAGTAAACCCTGGCACCCTGATGTGCCGATAGTAATCAGGCTCAAACCAGTGGTTGCAGTGGCTGCATTTGATGAGGTTGACGTGCCTTCTCGAGGCCTTGAATTCGGCGTCGATGCCGAAGTCGGGCAGCGTCGGCGTCGACAGCTTGGTCTTACGCTTGTACTCAGAGTGGGTGATCCGCGACTCATACTGGCTCAGCACTTCTTGATCCGAGAAATCAACCTCGTCATGGATCAAGTGGTCCACCGGGATCGAGATGGCGGCGTTACCGGCGGCGCATCCGCGGAAGTGCAGGAACGACTCGCCGAACATCTTCACTTCGCTGTTATCTACCGCCACGTTCAACGCATCACGCGCATACGGAGACGACGCGATCACGGGATCCAGACGTGTCTTCACGAACATGCTGGCGAAGCCTGCCGTCGGCAGGGTGTACGCGATCGTATAGGGTGAAATGATGTTGGCCAAGGCCAATGCTGTCCGCACCGATATCTCTGACAGGCCCACCTGAGAAGGCTTGATGATCACCTTCTCCTGCGAATCGTCGCGAAGGATCACCTCCTGGTACTCGTGATTCTTGAATGAGAACGGACGCCCACCGATCTTGGTGTGCTTCACCAGCCAGTCCGGCACTTGGCTCGCCGTGAAGCGAGACAGCACCATCGCCCGCAGGCGCTCGATATGATTGAACTCTGTTGGGTTCATTCCTCCTCCAGCATCTTCGCGTACTCGTCAATGAACTCGGTGGCCATCTCGATCGGCCACTTCTTCAACTGGGCAATCAACATCGCTTCGATCCGCTTGAAGCGTTCCTGGGAATAGAACTTCGACTGTGTGTCCTGAATCTTGGCAAGTGTCGAGGCGCATGTATTCATGACTTGTGCCTTTTGGTTGGCTGGCGTGTCCATGTCAGTCATCACGGACACCTGCAACTCCTTGGCAAGCGCGTACTGCAACATGAGCTCCTCCTCCACGTTGATGTCACTGAACGTGCGCGGTGGCAGCATGGTGTCAATACGTGCGCGTTCCGCCAACAGTGCCTGCAGACTCGACATCTCGGCCACCTGCTGCATCCCGCGCTCACGCCGCGCCTTGTCAAAGTCAAACAGGGGTGGCCTCGACGTGTCTGTCTCGCTCTCAAATTGCATGGCTACTACCTTTCAAAATCTCGGCGAAGAACGCCTGATGGTATACAGACTGTGAGCGCAGGGTCGCCCATGACAGCCCGAATGGTGTGCAGTATCTCCCGAACCCTTCCTCAAGTGCATGCACCGGGGTGTCAGCGATCGTTGACATGTCGTTCAAGTTGAACTCTGCCGTCAACACTGCGATCAACTTGTCCTTGAAGCTAGCGTGCCGCATGTCACGCGGCGCACGGTAACCCTTAACCGGTGGGAACTCGTCGTAGATCGCCTTCAACTTTAAGGCCACGCCGCTGTGGTCGTTGTGATCAATCTCGTTGGCAATGGCAAGCCTGAAATACTTGGGATAGCGCGTCAGCATTGTCATTGATATCCCAGGGTGGCCCCGCAGGGCGTCTTCCACGTACCTGAACATCTGTCTTTGCGATATTCCGAGGTCTTTGGCCAAGTTTGTGACCGCTTTTTGACCTTTTACTGCAGAAATCGCTGCTATTTTGTACTCGTTTAGGCGTTTTCTAGTTTCTTTGGAGTGATTTTCACGCTGTTTGGTGACCTTAAATGGCTTTCTTTTGACACTAAATAGCCTCATCAGCCGGTAAATATGAGCGCTCGTCACGCCAAGTTCAGATGATGCCTCACGTACAGCAGCCCCGTACGCCTCTTGGTCCTGGTACTCCAGGGTCAGTTTTTCGAAGATTTCCTGCAATTTGTGGAGTTTGTCACCCCACAGCGTGAGCAACTGCTTGCGTCTGATGTTATCAAGGTCAGGGTGGGGCTCTCCTGAGATCAAGGCTTCTACCACGCCTTCTTTCTTCACCTTGGCCATGTTGAAAGATCTGCTGCTGCAGTACTGGTACAAAGCTATTGGCGATAATCCTGCTTTTGTGGCAAGGGTGGCAAGGTGTGTATTCGGCACCTTGTCCTTCGTCCGCCACTGCTTGATCGTGTTGACTGAAGTTCCGGTGGACTTGGCGACTTCTTCGTACGTGCCGAATGCATAAAGCGCCTGTTGTACCAGAGAGCTTGGATTAGTTAGCGTTATCTTTGACATGATGAGTGACCTCTAACTTGTTGATTAAAGTCATCAAATTGGGAATAGTCCGATGACTATTCAGCATAGCATGCAAAGCTTACGTGCGCTTTGGTACATATTACTTTAGTTATACGTCTGCTTCGACAAGATGTAGCTACGCATGGCAAGTTTTACGATGGTGTCTTTGGAGATGGAGAGGGTGGATGACACCTCGGTTAGCAAGTCTTGTGTATCCCGCTCTATGGTGTACGCCCCCGGCTTCGTCTTGTCCCATCCGGCAGGATTACTCATCACCCTGCTTATCATCTGAGGCATGTCGGCCAAGGCCGCTTCAAGGGCCAGGTTCACTTGCTCGGACTTGGAGGTTTGCTCGGCCTTGGCGATGTCGGCCATCTTGACGTCCAAAGCGATATCGATATTGCAGGTGTAGGTGGATCTTGCCATTTTCAACCTTTCGAACTCGTATGTTGAACGCAGTATAGTTCGTTATTTGTTATATAGCAAATTGTAGAAAGTTTGAAAATGTCGTTGCGCTGGGAGAGTGAGGTGGGGGCCTGGCCTGGTCGCTCCTGGTGGAAAATGCTATGCCGTCAAGGTTGATCCTCACCACGACCACGGCCACTGCCTACAGGTTGATCCTCACCACGGCCACGGCCTACAGGTTGATCCTCACCACGGCCACGGCCTACAGGTTGATCCTCACCACGGCCACGG